TAAGAACGATGCTGACGCAGACGTAATTACAATTGCGACGGGCGGAACCAGCGTCGATGTGGTTGGGGATATAACAGCTTCTACGCTCAATGCGGACGGAGACACGGCAGCGGGGGATAACGCTGCAATTGGTTACACTGCTGCTGAAGGCTTGATCCTTACCGGGCAGGGCAGCACAAACGATGTAACCATCAAAAACGATGCCGACGCTGACGTTATTGAAATCCCGACAGGAACCGTAAACGTCACTGCGGCGGGTACTCTTGGTGTAACAGGACTTATCACAGCCAGCGCAGGTGTGGCCGCGACAGGTAACGTCACCGCTACGGGAACCGTTGAACCTGCTGGCGACACGGCGGCTGGCGATAATGCCGCGATTGGTTACACCGCTGCCGAAGGTCTTATTCTTACGGGGCAGGGATCAACCAACGATGTAACGATCAAGAACGACGCTGATGCTGATGTAATCGAAATTCCTACAGGAACAACAGACGTAACTGTTGTGGGCAAGTTTACAGGAGGCAAGATTGTTCTAGCTGCTACGGACACGGATACGTCCAACACAGGCAGCGTAACGATTGACTTCTCGGCGCACCAAAACTTTGTTCTTACTCTTACGGGCAACGTGACCTTGGCTAATCCATCTACCGAGGCTGTAGGCCAAGCCGGGGTGTTCGTGTTTATTCAAGACGGCACGGGATCAAGAACTCTCAGTTTAGGGACGGACTATGAAAGCCCTGCTTCGGGCGGAATAACGCTTAGTACCGCAGCAGCAGCCGTTGATGTGGTTCCCTACTTTGTAAAAGCGTCCGGCAGTATTCAACTCGGCGCACCACAGTTGGCGTTCGGCTAATGACAATGTTTGGATCACAGTGGCTGGCTAATGCTGGGTCTACTTACGAGATTGAGCAATCTATTCGTTTCAATGATAACGATTCTGCCTACATGCACAGAACTCCAAGTTCTGCGGGGAATCAGAAGACCAATACAATTAGTTGTTGGGTTAAAAGAGGTAATCTTGGAACAGGTGAAAGTATAGCAATGTTCAGTGCCGCAGGGGGTGACTACGGTCTAACATGGTATATTGATAGTTCAGAGACTGATTTTAGTCGTGAACGCTTAAGCCTGTCAGATGGTTCGTCCAATCTTTGGCAAGCAAATGACTATAAGCTCCGAGACCCAGCGAGTTGGTATCATTTTGTTTTTGCAATGGATACGACCCAAGGCACTCAATCCAACAGAATGAAAGTTTATATTAACGGCGAATTGATTACGGCAGATGCCAATGCTCTTGGTAGTGATACCGATTACCCCTTCTTTGATGATGTTGTAAATCGTATTGGTAGTTGGACGCCAAGTGGAGGTGCTGCTGGCCGTTATATGGAAGGCTATATGGCTGAGATTCACTTAATTGATGGAGCGCAAAAAACAGCCTCTGATTTTGGTAAATACGATTCTACCACAGGTGAGTGGGTTCCTATAAAATACGCCGGTGCTTACGGCGACCAAGGGGCTTATTTAACGGGTCAAGACAGTTCTGCACTTGGCGACGATACTTCTGGAGAAGGGAATGATTTTGCCAGCAGTGGCCTAGCTGCAAACGATCAAATGTCTGACTCGCCCACCAACAACCATTGCACATGGAATCTGCTTCAAACTGGTTCTAACATTAGCAGCATGTCTAATGGTAATTTAGTTGCGACAGGAACTTCTGGTGATGCTGCTAAGTGGATGTCACTAGGTACAATGGCTGTAAGCAGTGGCAAGTGGTATTTTGAGATTACAAGTGGAGGAGCTAGGATAGGTGCAGGTTTCACGACTTCCGCTTCATTAACTCAAGCCAATCTGAATACAGGACCAGTAGATGTTAATGTAGAAACATTTGTTATAACTGATGGCGGAGAAATTTATTACGGTACAACTGATTCAGGAAACACATCTCCGGCATTTGGTTCCGGTGTAACTATGGGATTTGCTCTGGATGCTGATGCAGGAAAAGGGTGGGTCACAGTAAATGGCTCTGATTGGGCAGACTCATCTAGCGGAACATCTGGTGATCCTACAGATGGCTCAAACCCAACGTGGACACAAACCATAGGTACACCTGTCCAACCTTTATGTGGTGACACCTCTGGAGGTAGTCATGCCACAATTGCTACCGCAAACTTTGGCGCTAGTGCATTTGCCTACACTCCTCCTACTGGTTACAACGCTTGGAATACCGACAACTTACCAGCCCCGACTATCGCAGACCCATCAGCGTATTTCCAGACAACACTGTATGAGGGCGATGGCAGCACACAGTCAATAGATCAAGCTGGAGACAGCACATTTTCGCCTAATTTTGTTTGGATCAAAAACAGAGATGCGGCAGATGCCCATGCTTTATTTGATACTGTCCGTGGTGCGACTAAAGTTTTATCGTCTAATTCTACTGCCGTAGAAGCAACTAACGCCGACACCTTGACCGCTTTTGAGTCCGATGGCTTTGCACTTGGCGATGACGTAATCGTAAACACCAACAACGAAAGCTATGTGGCGTGGCAGTGGAACGAGGGGGCAACTCCGGGCTTTGATATTGTTAGCTACTCCGGCACCGGAGCGAACAGAACTATCGCTCACAATCTTGGCGTAAAGCCGGGAATGTTTATTGTCAAACAGAGAGGTTCTGCTGGCTCAAACTGGGGTGTTTATCACTCTGCCGTTGGTGCCACTAAGTCGTTATTTTTACAATCTACTGGGGCTGCTTTTGATAGTGATGAATACTTTAATGACACAGAACCAACGGCATCAGTATTTACACTAGGTGTTAATGCTCAAGGAAACGCAGATGGCGGAACATACATTGCTTATGTCTTCGCACCAGTGGAGGGTTTCAGCAAGTTTGGATCGTATGTAGGCAATAATAGCACCAATGGGCCGATGGTTAATGTGGGCTTCCGGCCAGCGTTTATAATGATAAAAGCTTCATCAACAACAGGAAGCTGGCTACTGTTTGATACGAAGAGAGATACATTTAACGCTGCCTTTCATGTAATCTACGGACAATTGAGTAACGCCGAAGATACGGCCCATGCATACGGAGATATTTTGAGCAACGGGTTTAAGATTAGAAAGCCCGGCGAATTTGCCATTAATGATAATGCGGCCACCTATGTCTACATGGCCTTCGCCGAAAGCCCATTCAAAACTGCTAACGCCAGATAACAGGAGATACCAAATTGTTTAAATACAAAACTCAAACACTTAAACCAAACCGGGCGTGGACCGATGATAATGGTATCACCCATCCCCGTAACTGGCACATCTGGTCTACAGCGGAGAAGACTGCGGCTGGTGTTACTGAGGTAGTTGAAGACACCCCACCAGACAGCCGACTGTACAACTGGTCAATGGACCGTGACGGGAAAATCACCAGCACAGCAAAGGCAATGGCTGATGCAGGGTCAGGTCTTAACCTTGTACTGGGTGTTAAATCATCTTTAAAAAATGAAGTGAAATCACAGCAAGAGTCTTTACTTAACCAGACTGACTGGGCTGTGGTTCGTAAGTCTGAGAAGAGTACTGCTATTCCCAGCAATATCGCAACATGGCGAGATGCCATCCGCACCAAAGCCACGGCGATGGAGAGTGCAATAGATGGCGCTGCTAATACTGCGGCTGTAGCAGCATTGTTCTTGTCTTGGGATGTAGATGGCAACAAGTCCGGCATACTTTATGACTGGCCTATACTAGTAGAATAAATGTTTTATTATATAAGTGTTATCGCTTACATTGCATTGGCTCCTCTTAATATACCAGTGATTGAAAAAGGAGTAACAGGGCTATTTCCTGATAGATACCTTTGCGAGACTTATAGAACTCAAATAGAGGAGTTAGTTAGTAAAGTAGATAATGCTGAACTAACAACTTCTAAATGTATAGAAAATATAAAAATTTAATAATAGGGTAAAAGATTAATGTCAGCGTTCCATAACTTTTTATTAATGGCAGCACCTGAAATAAATATATTTGTAACTACAACAGTTACTGATTATAATTTAAGAAATGCAGTCTCTGCTTTAGGATATAGTGTAGCAGCTAACCTAAGAGTAAATCTTAATGTTAGAAGTGTTATGGGTGGTAGTGCTAATTCATCTTATGCTTTTGATACAGGAGATGGATGGGGGTCTAACTCTTCTATTAAAGTTAGTATAGCTTCTGATGGTTATATTGTAGGTGCTGGTGGTGATGGTGGTAATGGTATCTATCAACAGGGTGGATATTCTGGAGCCAACAACGGTACTAATGGTGGGTCTGCTATGAATGTGCAGACTTCTATTCAAATACAAAATGCTGGAACAATAGGTTCTGGTGGTGGCGGCGGTGGCGGTGGTGGCAGTAGCGCAGATTATTATAATGATGCAGGTTGCGGAGGAGCAGGTGGTGGTGGTGGTGGACACATAGTAGGTTCCGGCGGTACTTCTGCTACAAGTGATAGTGGTTTTGGATGGGCTACCAACTCTAGTGAACCCGGTGCAGATGGAACTTTAACGGCTGGTGGTGCAGGTGGTGCAGCAGGTACTACGCAAGGACCACACAG